GGCGGACAAGAAAGCCGCGGGCTCGCAGAAAGCCACGGGCTCGCAGAAAGCCACGGGCTCGCAGAAAGCCACGGGCGCGCGGCAAGCCACGGGCGCGCGGCAAGCCGCGCGCCGCCAGCCGCCTCGGAGTGGCGGTGGCCGAGGCAACACTAACACAAAAAATACGGCTAAGAAAAATCTAGAAAAAACTATATATTATAATGCACCGTGCCGTGTAAAAAAAGATATAAAAAAAATATTCCAAGAAACTAAAAAAAAGAACGCGAAAAAAAAAAATATACACAAGCAATCATTGAACAATAAAAAAAAATACAACAATAACGACGTCTTTAATAAAATATCGAATACGTTAGGTGGAATATTTTATAAATCTCGTAAAAATAAATATTCACCAAATAAACATAAAATAACCATGTCAAAATATAAATAAATTTCACAATTAATTTAACCAATCGTTCCACCTGTAGAACCAAAACCACCAGCACCACGTTGAGTAAATCCTAGGACATCTTCACTCGCTACAACCTCTACTTTAATGGGTGAGAGAGTTGGAGAACAAATCTGAACAAGGCGTGTACCTTTTTCGACTTCAACTGCAGATTTGCTAATGTTATCAAACATTACGCCTAGACAACCACGATAACCCGAGTCAATAATCCCGACACAGTTAGCTAGACGCACTTTTGTTTTTCCAATACTCGAGCGCGGATACACATAAAATGAGATTGGGTCACCATTTTTATCAAATGCGGCACATTTTACTCCAAGATCAACTTTTTTATTTTCAAATGCATTAATAACAAATTTTTCGGGAATAAAGAGATCAAATCCTGCGTCTGGATAAGGCGACGATAGGTTGGGTATTACTTTTTCTTTGATATAATCAACATATTTTTGACGAAGTTCGGGATCATTAACATAAATTTTAAGAAGCATGTTAATTGTAATAAATTAATATGCTTTATTTTTATTTCAATTTTTAGGGGGAACCTAGGTTCTCCCTTACCCCCTCCTTTGTTATTATATTTTGTTATTATATATAAATGGGTAAGAAAACAAAACAAATTAAAATTGCGTACGATGGTATCGGTGCATCTAAATCAAATATTCACACTAAAAAACAATTTTTAAAAATAGCAAAAAAACATTTTAGTGATTGTACATCAAAAAAATGTAAAAAAAATAAATCGTGTAAGTTAAAAAAAAAATATGCAAAAAAAATAAATAATGGAGAGAGTTCTGATGGAGCTGAGTTTTTTAAGGCAACCGAAGAATGTCATAAATGTAAAAAAAAGCATAAATGTAATTTAAAAGAATACATAAAATATAGTGGTGCTATAAAAAAATAGGGGAACCTAGGTTACCCTAACCCCTCCTATCTTCTTTTGTTCTTGGGGACGTTTGGAAAAAATGCGCAAAATAATAACAAAGGAGGGTAAGGGGGGAACCTAGGTTACCCTAACCCCTCCTCCGTTCTTTTGTTCTTGGGGACGTTTGGAAAAAATGCGCAAAATAATAACAAAGGAGGGTAAGGGGGGAACCTAGGTTACCCTAACCCCTCCTCCGTTCTTTTGTTCTTGGGGACGTTTGGAAAAAATGCGCAAAATAATAACAAAGGAGGGGGTAAGGGGGAACCTAGGTTCCCCCTAAAAATTGAAATATTAATAGTAGTTAAAGGTGTGTTGTAGATAATATACAAAGTAATGGCTGATTACATTTCTCAGAAAGACATTTCGCTCGCTAGTCACGCATTTGATGAAGCATCCAAATCTCCCTGTTTGATGAAGCATGGGTGCGTTGCAACGATGAATGGAAAAATTATCGGGCGTGGTCACAATCATTATAGGACGAATTCTCATGATAAAATTATTCATAGGATGTGCAGTTGTCATGCCGAAATCGATACTATTCGTAATACTTACTACGCCATGCGCGCTCACGTAAAATCTAGGTCTCATCAGTTAAAAGTTGTTTAAGAAAATAACAATATATGTAGTGCGGGTTGGTCACGACAACGAAATTCGCGATTCGGCCCCCTGCATATATTGTGCAAATCAAATGAAAGATTTCAATATAAAAAGAATAGTGTATTCAAATACGAACGGAAATTATACGGCACAAAAATGTAAAGATTATGCCACCGATCATATTTCACATGGAGAGAAAATGAGAATTAACCAAGAAAAATAGGGTATTTTATCTTCTTCTGTATCTTAACTTAATTGTGCTGCCGATTCTTCCTGTTAGTTGGTTTGTTCGGCTAATAAAGTTTTTTGTTGTGTATGAATTTCCTAATCCTCGTCTTCTTACATATCTGCTTCTAAAACCGAAGCCGTGGCTTACTCTGGGAACTAATCCCGATTTTTTATCACCACCACCTTGTTTTTTTCGGGTTATAGTGTTTACATATCTTGCGGCTTTTGAACCTCTCATAATATAATATACTTATATATTTTATTATGAAATTTATTATGAATGAATACTTTTTAATGTAAAAGACCAATCCGCACCATTTAGATTAACTAATTGTCCGCGGTCATTTATCAACCGAACGCGCATTCTGTCTATATTGACTTTTCCAAAATACTTTCTTGTCGTAACATTAGAATCTACATAGTAAAAGGTAGATTCGGCAAAACTAAGGTTGTTTGTATTTACGGGAATTATTGCTAGAACATCCGAATTTATCATAAATTTAAGTTTTTCATACTTTTTTTGTCTGTAAAAAAGAGATTCATTCAATGTGTACTGTTGTTTCTCCGTAAGAATTCTAGGAACCCCTTGTCCATATTGCGGAACCAGACGTGTGTTTGGAATTTCTATAATTTCGGAAGTTTCTAAATCATTTGAAAAATATTCGGGGATTTCAATTGATGTTTCTTCGTCATACATTGTAAGAAGGTTCTTAGAGACTTTACTATTATTATAATCGTCTATAAGTAGTATAAAATATTGGATATTTGTTATATTCAAAATAGCCTCTGCTGTAACGCCATTAATCGGTATATTGTAGCTTACGTCTCTAAAACCAAGTATCCACCCTAAATTATAATTGCGAAAGGTTATATTTTGTTTGTGAAATGTAATTACTCTATTAGAATCCGAGTTAGATGTTATTTTTGTTTTTTTACTTGTAGAATCATATGTAATATCCCCCTCGCCCATCATTTCTCTTATTTTGTTTATCAATGTATCTATCGTGTAGTTTCCGCTGGGTATAGTAACGAGGGTTTCGTCCTCGTCAATAGTTAACCAAAAAAAATTGTTAAAGTATTGTTCGTCTATATTGTACCAAGTGTATGGTATTTCGATTGAAATTAATTCAAGAGATTCTACATTCTTCATTGACTCTGATAAATTAAACGTATAGTCGGTTTCTAGATAATTTGTATTTCCGGCGGGGATATCTGCATAATTTCCATCATATACGCTATTTTTCCTATATTTGCTATTAATGTAAATAATTTTCTCATATGCCGTATTCGATGTTTCTAATGTATTTAATAATTTAGTATTTGCCTCATAGAAAAAATTTTTCACATTTTGATCTTGATATCTGGTTACAAATTCATTTGTTTTATTTTGGACCTTTTCTGGGGTTTTTGGGTCGCTAATATTATATAGAGAAAATAAATCTTCAATTGTGTATTCGTTTATATTCAAATTCATTAATAGTATATTGCTATATATTTAAATTGTCTCTTTGGTTCTCTTGTTAAACATCTCGCTAATTGTATTTACTACTTTACTTTGGGTTAAAGAAATGCTTTTTAAGTTTTTTTCGGGTATTTGTGTTATTCCTATAGAACGTTGTAAATGAGCCTTGGTTTTAAAAAGCGCATATCGAATTTTCTCCATAAATTCTAATTCTTCGCTGGACATGTCGTCTATATCAATACGTTGTTTGGAATAATATATATATTTATTGTAAATTGGCTTTTCGTAGATTAAACAATGAATATTTCTTTCGAGTTTATTTTCTATCATGCCAATTCCGATAATATTCTTTATATTTGGAGAAATATCCATTTCAAAGACATAAAGAATATTTGATTCGGGGATTTTGTTAGATATTTTAACAGGACTTCCGTATATACATCCGCTATAACATTTTTTTCGTCTGTAGTTTTCATTTTCTCGTCGGGTTATTTCATTAAACCGTGTTGTTGCTAGAGTAATATTGGACATTTTATTGCAGATAAATTTATATGCGTTACTAATATTCAATTTTTTAACGTGGGGGAACCTAGGTTCCCCCATACCCCCTCCTTTGTTCTAGGTATAGTTATGGTTTGTTCTGGGTATTCTTATGGTTTGTTCTAGGTATAGTTATGGTTTGTTCTAGGTATAGTTATGGTTTGTTTCCAGGAGAGGGTATGAGGACCTATCTATTTTTGCTAGTTTTTTTATTATATGGTATTAAACGTTTTTTTGTTTTATTTGTTGTTTGGTTTGTTTCTAAGTATACGAAGAAAAGAGAATTAATTTCGGACATTACTTCTACACAAGGATGAAAAGATATATCGCTAAATAGTTCAATGTTTTCTAAAAAATTGTATTTTTCGTGGTTTTTTACTTCACTTTCGTCAATGTTAAAATTGTATTTAAAAAGATGAATCAATTTATAATTTTTTTCATTGTATCGTTGTTTGTTTTTAATAATTCCCTGTAGTTCGTATTTCATAACTGTATTAGGTATTTCTAAGTTTATTATTGATTTTTCTACATGTTTTAAAGCTCGTGTGTTGTCTACGTACATGTAGAAACACGTTAATTCGCGTAAATCTGTTTTTTTATATTTTACACATTCTAATTCATTTGCCAAATCTTTTAATATTCCATCGCCGTCGTAATCAGAATCATAATCCTCCATTTTTATTTGTATTTATTTTTTATGTTAAATTTTAACGTGGGGGAACCTAGGTTCCCCCATGCCCCCTCCTGGAAACAACCCATAATTATACCTAGAACAAACCATAATTATACCTAGAACAAACCATAATTATACCTAGGTTCCTATGCCCTTTCCTGGAAACAAACCATAATTATACCTAGAACAAACCATAATTACACCACAAACATCGAATAGATGACGACACTATGCATAAACTACGAAGAAAGTTTTTCACACTTGATGCATAGATATTTTTTTTTGTTTTTATAAATATATGGATATATGGATTTACTCAAACATTTTCCAAAGATTGTCTTTTTATTCATTACCTTCCTAGTCATTTCGGCAGGTAACCTGGAAACAATTTTGTCATGTAGCACACAACGTGCATTAAAAGAAAGCGTCTATTTGAAACACATATTAGGCATATTCACCTCCTTCATGTTTATTATGCTAAATTCGGGCGGCTGGGCATTATTCTACGATAGAAAAGATGATGGCATAAAAAGTGACTGGACAGACGGAAACGCCATCGATAGCCTAATCTGGGCAACAATACTATATTTCATATTTATTCTCAGCTCCAAAATGCGCGTGCAATACAATTTGACTATATATCTCATTTTAGCCATTGTCTATATCATCAACACCCAACGGCGATTTTATAAAAAAAGAGATCTCATTACTAAAAAACAAAACCAGATCACCATATACATCACTCGAACCATTGTTTGGATCGGGGGGGGTATATTTCTGTTCGGCTTTCTCTCCTATTTTTTAGATAAACGCGCCCAATACAAGAGCAAATTCTCATTTGAACGCTTCATACTTGGCAAACCCAATTGTGACAATAAATAATACGAATATCACGAATCTAAGAACTATACCTAGAACAAAGGAGGGGGTATGGGGGAACCTAGGTTCCCCCACGTTAAAAATTGAAATTATTATTATCTTATATTGTTTAAATACTATAAAATAGTAATTAAGAAATGTCTGGATTCAATAACAGTACTCCCATGAATTATCTCGGTGTGGCTAAGCAGGAGATTAAACAGCCATGTGAAGATCACGTTAAGGATGATTGGGTTAGAATTACTCGTGATTCTTCTGGTAATATTTTCCAAAAGTTTGGAAAAATGGAAGAAAACCAATGCTTGAAATATTTGGAAGAAATGGACGATATTAGGAATGCTAAGACTTTGCTTAGGAGACACGAAAAATATCAGGAAGAAGACCGTATTCTTTATTACACCGATTATAAGAATTCGTGGGATAAAGAAGAAGTTGATGATACACTATATTCTAGTGATGATGAAGAAGAAGATGATGAGGAAGATATTATGAGTGAAAACGATAATCTATTTGATGCAGATTATTAATGTGCGATATATCGCATTCCAACTAACATTAAAACCAGAAAAAGTATATAAGCTAAAAATACTAAATCTACTTTATATTTTTCAAATTCTTTTTCTAATGATTTCAACATATATATATATATATATATATCTTAAATATTCTAAAGCATCCATTCATTTAAATGTCTAATTAAGAATGCATTTGCATCTTCTAATTTTGTATTTGGAAACCTAGTTACAAAAGATTTTGGAGATTTTTTTATTGGAATTGTGAATTCGATTAAATAATCAAAATCCCGATAATAAAAATCAATATAGATTACCTTTATTGTAAAAATATTCAAGGCATTTGAAATCTCTGTTAATGTATAGGTATTCAAGGTTGATTTTTTATATTTGAATCCCTTTTCACAATAGCTCGTAAGTGTCTTATCAAAATTTGCTATTGGGGGTAAACTATTTGATATCATTACTTGTTATTTCATATTGTCTTTATTTCATAATAGTAAATTTTTAATATTATTTACTATTATTTCGTGTACCCATGGCGAGATTCGAACTCGCAACCTCAGGATTAGAAGTCCTACGCGCTATCCAATTGCGCCACACAGGCATAAATTAGTTTCGCTCTCAGGAGGGGTCGAACCTCCGGCCTTGCGGTTAACAGCCGCACGCTCTGACCAACTGAGCTATAAGAGCTACCTCTATTATTTTCTTGACTTATTATAAATGATTTCTTTTAGACCCGCACTAAAGGCCCGAAAACGTAAACGTGATCGCAAAAAAAAAGGTTCGCGAACTATTGTATCTTATCCGGGTTCGGACAAAGATTCTTATGAAACTGAAAGTATTTTTGCATTTTGTTGTTGTTGTTGGGAGTGGGGAGAGCGCCCCACACGCGCTTATTAGAAAGTGGGGTGGGGAGAGCGGTGGGGAGAGCGGTGGGGAGAGCGGTGGGGAGAGCGCCCCACACGCGCTTATTGAACCGGTTTATTGACAGCGGTGGGGTTCGAACCCACGCATGCGAACATAGAAGATCTTAAGTCTTCCCCCTTGGACCACTCGGGCACGCTGTCATTGTTAATGAATACTATAAAGGAGGGGGTGTGGGGGAACCTTGGTTCCCCCGCTATTAATATAAAGGAGGGGGTGTGGGGGAACCTTGGTTCCCCCAAATGTTTGCTCCCGGGCGGGCTTGAACCGCCGGCCTTCGGCTCATAAGACCGACGCTCTAACCAACTGAGCTACGGGAGCACTCCACACATAATTATATATAGCACTCTTTCTTTAAATACTATTATTAGCGGCTTGTTAAGTAATGCCTACATAAATGGTTTTAATAAACCATATAAACAGCAAATAATTAACAGCACCAAAATGAATAACTATTTTTATTTTCTGGAGAAAGATCCATATCCACATAGTTATAGTGCTGTGAGTTACAATGATATGATTGGTGTTGTTGGAGGTGTTGATGTTGGGAGTGTTGATGTTGGGAGTGTTGATGTTGGGAGTGTTGATGTTGGGAGTGTTGATGTTGGTGTTGATGTTGATGATGTTGATGATGATGTTGATGATGTTGATGATGATGATGATGGTCGTGTTGACTACTATTTTTATAACTTTTTTTTAAACAAACTGCACCTAAGGCTACTACTACATTTATTATTATTGTTGCCAGTAATGTGAAAATATCCATTCTTGTTATTTAACTGTGACATAAAAGAATCTACAAAAAAATTGAATAATAATAATAATAATAATAATATTATTAATAAATAATAATTAATAATAATAACAAAATGAATCTTCCAATTGACATGTTGTCTTCTAGTATTATTGGATATTTGAACATAGATGAAGCCTTGTCAATTTTGCCGTTTATTGCAAATAAATATGAACGCAAATTTATAACAAAAATGCAAAAAGATTACAATGTTATAATTTCTTTTATGAAAGGCGTCTATGCAAAACTCTTCCGGGTAAAATGTAACAAGGAACTCGCAAATATGCTTTTAATTAATAGACCGTGGTTTATGGAAATACTTTATGAAATGAATCCTTCTTTTGGATTTAATAGCTCATTTGGATTTGACGAATATATCAAAGAAATACAAGAAATGATGGTAGAACATTTTCCGCAATATCATGATTTTATTGTTGGTTATCTAGATAGTAAGCTTTTATTGAAACAAAAAGCTAATACTGTAAAAAATGTTAACAAAACCAAAGTGGTTATTGGTCCTAGGTTAATCACTTTTAATAATCAAACCGATAATACGCACCCTAATGCACCACGACGCATTTACACGCCGCAATATATACACAAAATATATCCTGTTAAGTTTGTATTAGTAATAAAAATTAAAAAAAGCAATACTTTGCGAGCGTTATTGTATTAAATTGAAAAAATAATCTTATACTTTTTCAAATTGGAGTAAAAAATGGCATACATACCTACCAAAATCTTTTGCAAGATTCCGCATTGTCTTCAGACGAATATTGCTAGTTATCTATCACACCCTACTGCAGATCTGGTGAGATCTTTATTCAAAGATTATAAAGCGATTTTCATCGAAAATACAAAACGCGACTACGTTCTTGCCGCAAAATGGCGATCCAGCGAAATGAAAGTATATAAAACTTTGAAAGAAAAACTTTTCCGGCAAATGAAACTGGATGCAAAATTTGGTTCTGATAATAGCAAAATTTATCGTGCTCAATTGGACGATAAGCGGTTTGAAAATATTGTTACAAAAACTATGCTGGATATGAAAGATGATTATCACCCGCGCTCGCGCAATCCGCGAGACCTACGATGCAGGAGAATGCGGTGGCAGTTTGATTTGCACCGCGATCGCTCACTAAATCATATGGAATATTGTGTTGGTTTGTATGAGAAATCGGCTATGCCGCCGCCAAGTGGAATCCGCCAAGCAATCCCTTATTATGCAATGTACTACGAACAAAACCCTCACTATAGTGCATATTTTCCGGGATATGCATGTCGTGTATATAAGAAGAAGAGTGTGATTTTTAACTTTGTGTATGGTCTTAATCCTAATGCTAGAAAGTCCTGGAATAAATCTAAAATGTTGAATTCTATTTATCCGAATCTACGATTTTAATGTCGAGGTTATATTATTGGGATTTTGCACTTCGTATAAAATCAGACTCACGAATAAATTATCTAGTAGCATCAGTGTTTTATTAACAAAAAAAATAAAAACGGGGAATTTTAACCAAAGCATTTTTATAAATGAATAAAATAAAATCCGGATTTTATCGTAATAAAATTGCCTTTAGTTTTTGTGTTTTTTTTCCATGAGTTGATTCCATCCACTTTGATAAGGCGTAAAAGAGAATTCAAGATTGTTCTTCCATAAATGTTTTAATTCCTTTGGAAAGTTGTGTGGACATGGTTTTGATATGAAGTTTAAAATTCTTTTTCTTTCATCCTCTATAGTTTCATCAATAATGCCGCCTGGCGAAATATATGGGCTTAGTCTTTCTGTATACATTGTAGGTATTATATCTACTTATTAATTTATTCAATTTTTAGAAAAGAAATCGTTTGACTGAAAGTTTAAAAGGTATGGTGACAAAAAATAAAATTCAAAGAGTTTTGTGACGAATATCGTTTTTTAAAATAGGTTATTGGTTATGGTGCCTAAGCACCAATAATCGGAGTTGGACTCTATTGTGATTTTCGTCTCGTTTTTTTTGCATTTTTTGTTTTTATCTTGGGTTTAGCGTTCTTACGCATCCAGGTCATATTTGATGTTTGTTCTTTTTTTTGGACTACATAACCTTTTTTTTGCTTAGCTTCGAGTTGTTTATCATAAAATAATTTCGCATCTGTTGCGTTCGGAAATTTGTAAAGCAGAAATGAGCCAAATGGTAATTGTGCGGTGCCGCCTGGTGTGCTACCGTAATGAATATATACATTTGCTTGGGTTTTAAATATTTCGTAGAATTTTGTTGAAGTGTCTAAATACATTTATATTATGTAGCTATTTTTATTTGTGGATTCTGATTATAGTGTGGATTCTCATTATAGTGTGGATTCTCATTATAGTGTGGATTCTGATTATAGTGTGGATTCTGATTATAGTGTGTATTCTGATTATAGTGTGTATTCTGATTATAGTGTGGATTCTGATTATAGTGTGGATTCTGATTATAGTGTGTATTCTGATTATAGTGTGGATTCTGATTATAGTGTGTATTCTGATTATAGTGTGTATTCTGATTATAGTATGGATTCTGATTATAGTATGGATTCTGATTATAGTATGGATTCTGATTATAGTA